TCTCCCCGGTCGACAGGGTGGCCAACGAAGTGATCCCCGCGTCGAGCCCCACTGCCCGCTCCGAACGCGCCAACGGCTCCACAGTGACTTCCACCAGGATCGACACGTGGTACTGGCCGCGTGAGTTCCGCGACACCGTCACCTGAGACGGGACCGCGCCCTCCGGCAGCGGACGCGACCACACGATCGCCAGCGGCGCCTCCTGCTTCGCCAGCGTGACTTTGCCATCCCGGAACGTGAAGCAGTTCCGGAAATAGGTGGCCGAGTCGAGCGTCTTTCCCTTCCGCTTGAACGTCGGGTACCTGGCTCGCTTCTGCCAGAAGTTGACGTACGCGGTTTGCAAGTTCCGCAGCGTGGCCTGCAACGGCCCCTTGGAAGGCTCCCGTAGCCACTCGGTCTCGGGATCCTGCTTCCACGCGGTGAGCCACCGGTCGGACTCGGCATGCGTGACCCGCCGTCGCTCCTGCGTCCAGGCCCGGGACCGCTCGGCCAACGCCCGGTTGTACACGTAGCGGACACACCCGAACGTTCTCGCGAGCTGCTGCGCCTGTTCGTCGGTCGGGTAGAAGCGGTACCGGTACGCCCGCTTCACCACCCGACCATCCATAGCTGACAGAGTAACATCCAACCCTGTCACACGGTTGATGCGCTAACTCCGCCCTGAAGGACGGAGCATGCACGCTACGCACCGCGGTCACCGGGCCACCGCCCCGGCGTACCGCTCCACTGCCGCGTCCAGCTCTTCCACCGGAACCCGGCCCGGCCGGTAGTCCTTGGCATGGCCGCGCGGTGCCTCGGTGATCGTGCCCTCGGCGTCCAGGTAGAAGTAGGAGAACTTCTCCGTCACCGTGCCGCCCCGAACAGAGGAACCAGCGTCGACCCGAATCGAGTAGGTCCCGTCACCCTTCTTCCGCACCGCCGGGTAGGTGGTCAGCCCGTTGATGCCGTACAGCTGGAACGGCACCAGCCGGAACCGCTGCTCGATCTCGGCGAACTGGATCACCCGCGCCGGCTTCGTCTTCGCTGCCATATCAGCTCTCCTCGCTTCCGTCGTTGCTCTGGTTGGGCGACCACCGCACCGGCCGGGCCGGGCCACGCGCCGCGATGGTGAACTCCACGTCGAAGTCGTTGCCGACGATCGGGTTGGAGAAGTGGGTGGTGCGTACCTCGCAGTCCACGGGGATCAGCAGCGGCGCCGGCGAGTTGTGCCGGCCCGCGTCCACCGACACCCCGTCCAGGTCGCCGGAGATCAGGTCGATGCCGTCCGGGTACAGGTCATCGATGCCGGCGGGGCAAAACTCGCATGACAGGTCCACTCCGGCGCCGTCCTCCGGGTGTTCCAGCTCCAGCCACCACACGTGGCCGCGGGCGTCGGCGCACGCCTTCACCTCGGCCTGCCGTTGCGCCTCACCGGCCCGGTAGGCCAGTTCCTCCGGGCTGTCCGGGCGCGGTTCGTCCTGAACCCACGTGATCGTCGGCCGGCCGGCCATCAGTTCCACTCCCTGTTGTCCTGGTTGGGCGGGTGGAGGCTGTACCGCGCGTTCGCGGTCAGGTACACCCACCGGCTGCCCCGGCGGATCAGCACCGCCACACGGGCCGGATTGGCGCCCTGGGGCACCAGCCAGCCATCCCGCTGCGCCTCAGCCCGGCGCGACTCCACCTCGCCATGGCAGACCGGGCAGAGAATGCCGAGGTTCGGCGGGCTGTTCGTGTCCGCCGCGCTGGACCCGCCCGCGGCGCGTGGCCGGCGGTGGTGCACATGCCAGTCGCGGCCACGCACCGGCCCCAGCCCGTTCGAGCACCGCTCACACGCCCAGTCGGCACGCTCCAGCACGGCCTCCACCGTCAGCCGGTCGGGTCCGGTTGGGCTGGAGCGGCCCGGGAACACCGGCCGGACCGGCTTACCGGCCGCCTCCGACGCCTCCTGCCTGCGTCGGCCGACCTGCGCCAGCCCCACCTTCCGCACGAGTGCATTGCCGGCGACCAGGGCCTTGCCGGGCTTGAGCCCGGTCCGGGACCGCAGCTGCTGCCTACGCGTCAACGTCATCGCCGGCAACCTCCCCGTCGGCGTCGAAGTCTGGCGGCGGCAGGTGCAGCGACACGGCTACCAGGTCCAGCACCCGGCCGGCCGCCTCCGCTGCTGCTTCCCGGGCCGGCGTCTCCGGGGTGAAGGTCACCGAGCCCGGGTTGCCACCCGGGCGGACCTCCATGCCCGGGATCACCGTCCCGTCCCGATCGGTGACCACGTCGCCCTCAATCCGGGCACCGTCGCGGAGCGCCTTGACGTAGGCGGGCCGCACCCGCATTTCCACCTCGGACGGCCGGGTCAGGCTGACCCACTTCGCCAGCGCCTCATGGTCGGTCACCACTGGCGCGGTCTTCGACACCGGCAGGAACACCAGCCCAACCTCGGGCGACCGCCACGACGGGGCGGTGCCCTGCTCGGTCAGCTCGGCGACCGCGTTGGCCTGGAGCTGCTGGCGAAATGCGGCCGCCCTGGCAGTGGCCTGCTCGGCCACCCGCTCCCACAGCAGGATCTGCCGGATCACATCTGCCCGGTTCATGCCGGCACCGCCTCGGGTGCGGCCTTGCCGTTCTGGCCGTTCGACTGCCGGGACTCCAGCTCCGCCTTCGTTGCCAGGATCGCCCCGCGCACCTTGTCCGCCTCGGCTTCACTGATCTCGCCCTGTTCCACCGCCGCCGGAACGTGCTGCTTCCACATGCGCTTCAGCGCGTCCAAGTCGGCCGTCTCGACGCCGACCATGAACGCCTTGAACCGCGGCGACTCGGGCGCATCGTCACCGGCCTGCATCGGCGCCAGCGCCCGCTCACCCCCGGTCCGCGGGTCCCACCCCAGCACCTCGAAGACCAGCTTTTCGAGGCTGAACCCGGGCAGCGGTCGTGGCCGCGAGCCGGGCTTGACCCCGTTGCGCACCGAGCGGAGCTTGACCAGCGTCGGGTTGCCGTCGCGTGTCATCCGCACCCACACCGGCACGTCGAACGGCATCGACTTCTGCCCCTCGACCCGGTAGTCCTTCTTCCCGACGACCGGCCGGCCGTTCTCGATCAGCGCCGTTTCCCGGCCGCGGGCCAGGATCACGACGATCCCGGGGAAGGTCAGCAGCGCGGTCATCAGCTTGCGCCACCGCTCGTTGGCGTCGTTCCAGTAGTTGGGGGTCACGTCGATCTCGGCGTTCGGGTCCGCCGCCAGCTTCTTCCGGTTGGCGGTGGAGCCCTTGGCCCGGTTGTGCGCCCAGTCGGACAGCAGCTCCCAGATCGCGCCCACCTGGTCGATCACCAACACCAACGGCTTGTCACCGGCAGCCTTCGCCCGGGCCGCCTCGTCCTTCGCTTCGATGACCTGGCCGTAGATGTCATGCCAGGTGCCGTCGTGCTCGATGATCTCGTAGCGGACGCCGGGGATTTCCCCGTATTCGTCGGCGGTGTTCTCGGTGCCGACCTGCAACCACACGGTCCGGCCCACTCTGTCCGACGCGGACAGCTCGGCTGCCGACCAGCTCTTGCCGGCGCCTTCGTCGCCTTCTAGCAGGATCACCGGTGGCGGGATCTTGCCGGTCGGCTTGCGCGTCTTGAGTGCCATCACACGTCCTCCAGTCGCTTCATCCGGGCCTCTTCGGCACACAGCGCCCGGTCCTCATCGGTCAGTTCGGAGGCCGGCCCCAGGTCCGGGTCCCGCACTGACCGGCCGTCCGGCCCGTACACCCACCCGGTCCGCTCGCACACGGTCCGCCCGTCCGGCTGCTGCCGGGCAGTGCCGCCGCAACCCAAACCCGGGCACCGCACCGCCACCACCAGCCGGCCACCGGCAAACTGATCGACCATGGCCGCGTTCGTCCGGTCCAGCACAGCTCAGCCCTCCCCGTCGGTCGCATCGGCACGCCCGGCTAGGTGCCGGTAGGCGCAGTCGTACTTCTCGCCCTGCGGCTCAAGCAGGTGGAGCCGCCGCTCTACCTGCCGCTCGACTTCGGCCCAGTCGCGCTCGCCGATGTCCGGGTAGTCCTCCCACTGGGGTGGGTTGCGGCGGACGGCGGCAACGATGGCGTGCAGGGCAACATCACGGATCGCCAGCTCGGTCATGGTCGGGTTGGTCATCTCAGCGCACCTCCTCGGGCTGGACATGCTGGGCGTTGCGGCGCAGAGCCCGCCGGTACGCGTCGGCCACCTCCGCCGGCACCACGGTCAGCAGCAGCTCGTCGGCCTGCATCTCGGCCAGCTCCGGGTCGGTGTTGATCGCGTCCAGCTCGGCAACCACACCGGCGACAGCCGCCGACGCGGCGGGCTGCCCAACCAGCTGGGCCGCAACTGGCCCGGTCGGGTGCTGGTCGGCGAACCCGCCAGCGGCACGCCACTCGGCAGCGGACAGCTCCGGCCCGCCAGCAGCGGCCTGATGGACCCGGCCCAACAGCCGCTCCAGGCCCTGAACCTCGTCCTGGCTAATGCCGTACCGGTCACGGATCTCGGCGTCGCCGTTCTGCTCCACCAGGATCCGCAGCGCCTCCCACACCGGGAAGCCGTATCTGTGGGCGTAGGCCAGGGCATCGTCGCGGAACTCGATCTGGCCAGTGCTCAGCTCCATGGGTGCCTCCTCATCACGGTTGGAAGGTCCGGGCTGGTCTCGGCCCGGACGGCGGTGTGCAGCGCCTCCCGCACGGTGGACGGACACACGGACGCGGCGAGCAGCCGCGCCAGCCCCCACAGCTCGGGTGGGGTGTTGCACTGGCGGGCGACCGCCCGCCGGTGCGAGTGGTCCGCCAGCCGCGGCTCCTCACTGGTGGCCACCCACAGGGTGGGCTCGCCGGTGTCGTCGGGCGCGATCCAGTAGCGGGTCACAGCGGAAACACCGCCTCAACGGCCGCCAGCTCCCGGTCGGCCTGGATCGCGCCGAACGGGTCGTCGAGCTGGGCCGCTGCGCCGGTGCGTCCCGGCGCGGAGTGCGGAGACCCGCTGAGCGTGGCGTGCCCTCCGCTGCTCCCGGTCCCGGTCCGCTCCGGTGCTGGTGGAAGCGGTCACAGCGACCCCACCTCGTCCATGTCCGCAGCGCAGCGGGCGTGGTCCATCTCGGCCATGTCCCGGTCGGAGACCATGCGGCCGAGGTGTTCGGAAATCCGAAGCCGCCGCTCGTACTCGCGTTCGGCCGGGGTGGTCTCGATGCTGTTCACTGGCCCCGCCCTCCCTGGTCGCTAGCCGGTTGCGCTTTCCTAATACGCAACATAGTATCGGTTCAGACCAGGGAAGCGCAACCGGCTTGCGGTACCATCCGCACATGACCGAACGGGTGAGGCTGTTGAGAGCACTCGACGAGGCGACCGAGCTGTATCGGGAGACCGAGGCAACGCACGATGCGGCCCGGGAGAAGGTGGTGGCAGCCGTGCTGTCCGCCCTTCGCGAAGGTGTCGAGCCGACCACCGTTGCTGAGCGGTCCCCGTTCACCGCCGCGTACGTCCGCCGCCTAGCCCGGGACAACGACATCCCGCCGGCCAAGCAAGGCATGAAGCGGCGGCCGGTCGAGTGATGTTCCCGATCCGCAGCGAGACCTACCCGTCCGTCATGACTGCCGTCTACCGGCTGTACGACGCTGCCGGCCAGCTGTTGTACGTCGGGGTGGCCGAGGACTTCGACATGCGGTTCCGGCAGCACTCCTACAACAAGACCTGGTGGTCGGAGGTCGCCCGTAAAGACGTGACTTGGTACCCAGACCGACTTAGCGCTCTGACCGAGGAAGCACGGGCGATCGAGGTCGAGAGCCCAGTACACAACACGCGACGGGGGCACAGCCGAATCGGCCTGATGGTCGTCCAGCGACCGCCCAGCCACCTTGAGGGCTACGACCCTCTCCGGTTTGGGATCGCAACCGGCGCGTGGCGGTACGCGCACCTGGCATGTCCGACTCGGCCGGAGCTGGAGTTCAACGACTCCACTTGTCGGAACATCATCCGCGAGACATTCGGCCGAGGATGCACCGAGGTCGTGATCGTCCGCGATGGCGAGCCGGCGGCCATGGCGATCCCGTGGCATGCGTTCGTCAGATACTCGGCCGCCCTCGGTGAGCCGATCGATATCAGCCGGATGAACCAGGTAGCTGCGGAGGACCTTTACCGCAAAGAGCGCGCCCCCTTGACCCTCAGCGTCCGGCTTACCGAGGTGCTGGACCAGATGCGGGTGTAGCCGCTCCTGGGTGGTGTGCATCTGTCACACCACCCCCGCCCAAGCGAACAGGTCCGGATGTTCCGGGGTCAGCTCCGGCCACACCGTGGGCAGTTCGCCCGGCACGCTGGACTCCGCCAGCCACAGCCCACGGTCAGCCGACTCGTAGCAGGTGTCATCCCGGCGCCGGCCGGGCATGTCCCACCCTGACCGCGCCGGGCGGCTGGCCACCCGCACCCAACCAGCAGCGCGCAGACTCGCGCCGCCCTCCTCGTCTAAGTTGTAGGTGAAGGCCCTCGCGTAGCCGAGTGCCTTCGCTGCCCGCCAGCAGGCCGCATACAGCGCCGAACAGGCGTTGCGGGTGCCGTCCGTGGCGCACCTTGTGACCTCGGCCGTCAGTCCGTCGTCTAGCGCCCGAGCCACCGGCCGGCCGGCGGTGGCCACCCCGACCAGCCGGTCACCCTGGGCGCAACCGACCGCATACCGGTAGCCCAGCGGCGGCACGTGGTGCCGGTGCCAGGCCCGGATCGCGGCGTACGCCTGGTCCCGGTTAACTGGCACGATCCGCAGCCCGGTCCGGGCGGTTGGGGTGCTCACCGGCCCACACCCGCAAGCCGGGCGGCTATCACATCAGCGTCCGGTAGCTCCACCGTCACCACACCGCCCGGTGACGGGGCGGGAGCCGGCGGCTGCCCTGCTGCCGCGGTGGCCCCGGCGCGGCACAGCTCACACCACCGGGAGTTCGGGTTGTCCAGCGCGTCCGCCCGCGGCCAGCCGATGCCCGGGTGTTCGACCCATTCGCGGGGCCACGCCATTCCGTCGTGGCCGTAGAGGGTGCTGCGATCGTTCCCCTGTCGGTCGCGGGGGCCGCCGGGCTGCCAGGTCCACGTCCGGCCGAGCGCGTCGGTGATCGGCGGGTGCTCGGCGACCTCCATCTCGGCGATGACGATGCGCAGCGCCAACCACTCGGTGATGAGGTTGGAGACGGCCTGCTGCGCCTGCGCGATCGTCTGGCGGTCCGCTTCGCTGAGCCGGCTAGCCATGGTCAACCTCCCGCTGCGGTAGCTCACCGGAGCCGGAGCAGTCGCCGCCCTCGGTGGGATGCGGGCGTACCGTCCCTTCCCCGGTCAGCGGCTGGACCCAGCCGCAGCCCGCGCACTCGCCCCAGCCGTGGACGTTGCGCGCCCAGTCGCGGATCAGCTTGCGCAGCCACGCCGCGTCCGCCTCGGCGACGTGAGCACCAGCGGTCGGGGTGACGTGCAGCGTGGTCGGCTGCCCGTCGCCGTCCTGGTGCGGACCGACCCACACCGCCCACGCGGTACGGCGGGGGGACTCGTGCCCGTCCGGGCAGTGCGGGCACGGCGGAACCTGCTCAGCGGCCACGGCGACCACCCTGCCTCCGTGCCACACGTTCCTCGGCCCGCCGCTCAGCCCGGTTCGCCGGCCGGTGCAACGCCGCCTGCATCGCCGCCATATCGCCGCGTTCCGCCTCGGTCAAGGTGATCGGCGGCGCGTCGCAGCCCGGTTCCCAGCGCTGCCCTACCAGCCGCCACCGGCACCCGCCCCGGTCGTCTGACAGGGACACCGGACGCTGGCACCGGCACGTGGCACTGGACAGCATCCGCTCCGCCAGCGCCAGCGCGGCAGCCGACGGGGACCGGTGCCGGTCGGCGATGATCCGCGCCCCCCGGTACTTCGCCGCCGCGTACCAGGTGGTCTGCCCGCAGTTGTGG